TTCAAGTTCTCATGCTTTATTTAGAACTCCAGGTGCGGCAACAGTTTTACAAAATTTTGAATCTTCTACAACAGGCGGTTATAGAAGAATAAGTGGATTTCAAAAATGGGGTTTAGGTAGTTCAGTAATTCCAAGTGGAGTAAGTACAGATACAATCCATGGTATTAAAAATTATTATAATGGAGTTTTAGTTGCTCAAGGTACAAATTTATTTTGGAGTAACAATGGAACATCTTATGTACAAATTAATAAAGATACATATGTAACAAAAACAGGAACAGTTAATGTTACCGCAGGTTCAGCAACAGTAACAGGAACTAATACAGTATTTACTTCAGAGTTTGTAATTGGTAATCAAATTAAAATTAATAATATTTCATATAGAGTTCTATCAATAACAAGTAATACAATATTAACTTTAGATTTTACAGTAATTACTGCAGCCTCTAATCAAAGTATAAAAAAAAATGGTTTAGCTTCAGGAAATTTAGCTGCTGCTACAACAATTCCAAGAACAGGACAACAAAATGTTCAGTTTGTTAAATTTGAATCTCAAGGTTCTAATGGAACAATATATTTAGTAGATGGAACAAATAAAGTAGGTGAATTTAAAATTGATTCTGATGGCTACCACTTTGATGAGGTTAATAGAGCTGCTCCTATTGGAGCTTCTTTAATTGAAAAGTATGCAGAAAGATTAATAGTATCAGGACAAACAGCTAATTCAAGTGTTGTTTCTTATAGTTCAAGATTAGAACCTTATAATTTTGAAGGGTCTTCAGCAGGGTCAATAAATGTTGGAGATATAGTAACTGGCATAAAAGTTTTTAGAAATAGCTTAGTTATTTTTTGTAAAAATAGTATTTATGAGTTGACAAACCTTGACTCAACCGCTATACTTAAATCAGTTACAAAAAATATTGGTTGTGTAAGTGGTAACTCAATTCAAGAGATTGGTGGAGATTTAATATTCTTAGCACCTGATGGATTAAGAACAGTTGCTGGTACAGCTAGAATTGATGATGTAGAATTAGGTTCTATTAGTAGAAAAATTCTACCAGTTATAAATGATTTATTAAATACCTTTGCTAGTTATACAATATCTAGTATTGTTATTCGAGAAAGAAGTCAATATAGATTATTTTATTATCAATCAGGTCAAGCTGATTCAGGACAAAAAGGAATTATAGGAACATTTAAATATAATGCAGAAGGCATACCAGCATTTGAATGGAGTCAAACAAAAGGTTTACCAGTAACAGTTTGCACTTCAGATTTAGATAGTTCAGGTACAGAAGTTATTTTTCATGCTGATGAAACAGGTTATATTTATCAACATGATACAGGTAATAGTTTTAATGGTACAAATGTTGTAGCAGAATTTCAAACACCTGATATGGATTATGGAGATAATGGTTTAAGAAAAAGTTTATATAAAGTAAAAGCTAACATAGAACCTGAGGGAACTCAGAATAGTTTAAATTTAAGAATTAGATATGATTTTCAAGATGCAGAAGTTCCGCAACCTGGTAACTTTTCGGTTGGGAATTTAAGTTCAGCTTCATTATTTGGTACAGCAATTTTTGCAAGTTCAACATTTGGGGCAACAACACTACCAAACAAAAGTATATTAGTAACTGGAAGTGGTTTTTCTAATAACTTTAAATTTTTTAGTGATGATACTAATGCACCTTATTCAGTAAATGGAATGTTTGTTTCATTCATAGCAGGAGGAAGAAGATAATATGGCAGGATATACTAGACAGAGTTCTATTAATGATGGCGATACAGTAACCGCATCATTATTTAATAATGAATACAATCAAATTTTAGCAGCCTTTAATAATACTTCAGGACATAAACATGATGGTACAGCTGCTGAAGGACCAGTTATTGGATTAATTGGAGATTCAAATTTAACTACACCTTTAAACAAAATTCTTATAGATTCTGTTAACAATCATTTAGAATTTAATGTTAAAGTTGGTGGTAATTCAGTTAATCAAATTAATATTCAAGATGGTATAATTAAACCTATTGTTACTAATGATATTGATTTAGGTACATCAAGCTTACAATATAAAGATGCTTTCTTTGATGGTACAGTAACTTTAGATGCTTTAACTATTGGTACAGCTACTTCGATTACAGATGTAGATACAGATTTAACTACAGTATCTGCAAGTGATAATACACTTGCTAGTGCGAAAGCAATTAAAACTTATGTTGATGCACAAGTTAGTGGTTCTGATTTAGATTTTGAAGGTGATACTGGTGGTAATCAATCAATTGATTTAGATACTCAAGAACTTACTTTAACTGGTGGTACTGGTATAGATACTACAGGTTCTGCTCAAACAATGACATTTGCAATTGATTCTACAGTTGCAACATTAACAGGTTCTCAAACATTAACAAACAAAACTTTAACTAGCCCAGTTTTAGATACTGGTATTAGTGGTACAGCTTTTAAAGATGAAGATAATATGTCATCTAATTCTGCTATAGCAGTTGCTTCACAACAATCTATTAAAGCATATGTTGATACTCAAGTAGCAACTATACCAACTGGAGATATTACTTCAGTAGTAGCTGGTACTGGTTTAACAGGTGGTGGTACATCAGGAGATGTAACATTAAATGTTGCAGGTGGTACAGGTATTACAGCTAATGCAAATGATATAGCTATTGATGCAACAGTTGCTACTTTAGCTGGTTCACAAACTTTTACTAATAAAGCAGGTAATATATCACAATGGACAAATGATACAGGTTATTTAACTGCAGAAACAGACAATCAAACATTAAGTTTTTCAACACCAACTTTAACAATTAGTAATGGTAATAATGTAAATTTAAGTACATTAACAACTGGTTTAATTACAACAAGTTCAACTGATACATTAACAAATAAAACAATAGATGCAAATGGTACTGGTAATAGTATTACAAATCTTGAAGTTGCAGATTTAGCTTCAGGTGTTCTTGATACAAACTTAACAAGTGTTTCAGCTAGTGATAATACTTTGGCTTCTGCAAAAGCAATTAAAGCTTATGTAGATGGACAAGCTCACTCAGATGTTACAGCTTCTAGTACAACTACATTTACTAATAAAACAATTGATGTAGATGCTACAGGTAACTCCCTTACTAATATAGCTAATGCTAATATTAAAAGTGGTGCTGCTCTTGATACAACTAAAATTGCAGATGGTTCAGTTACAAGTACAGAATTTCAATTTATTAATAGTTTATCATCTAATGCTCAAACACAAATAGATAGTAAACAACCTACAATAGATTCAAGTGCTAGATTAAATGCTAATCTAGTAGGAGATGGTTCAGTAGATAATACTGAATTTGGTTACATCAATGGTGTAACTTCAGCTATACAAACTCAGATAGATGCAAAAGCAACTAATGGATTTGCTGTAGCAATGGCAATAGCTTTATAGTTGTTGACAATAAACAATATAAATGGTATAATTAGGATAATTCTATGGCACAAGATTTCGAAAGATATTTAAAACAAGACATAACTTTAGTTGGTTCTCCAACAGTATTGAGAGCAACAGCTAATTCAGATGATGCTATCATAGGTATTAGATGTGCAAACACTTCTGGTATTGCAGTTAATATTTCTGTCTATGTTAAAAATGGAAGTGACACATATTTTATTATTAAAGATGCACCTATCCCTACAGGTGGTTCTTTAGAATTAATTGATGGTGGCTCTAAAGTTGTATTACAAACTGGTGATTCAGTTGAAGCTTATGCTTCTGCAGGTTCATCTGTTGATATAATTACAAGTGTTGTAGATACTATCTCAGCATAATTTTAAGGAATTAATTAATGGCATACGTTGGTAAGAAACCTGCAGATTCAATAATACAATCTAGCGATATTCAGGATGGGATTATAACATCAGGAAAGTTAGCTGATGATTCTGTAATTGCATCTAAATTAAATACTAATGCTGTAACTACAGATAAGGTAAATGCAGATACTATAACAAATGTTAAAACAGAATTTACGCCTGGATTAATTATTAAAGGTGATGGTTCATCAGCAGATGGAAAGATAGTTTTAAATTGCTCACAAAATACTCATGGTGTTTCATTAGCTGGACCAGCACATTCTGCAGCTCAATCATATAATTTAGTTCTTCCAACATCAGTTGGTACAAATGGACAAGTACTTGCTACTAATGGAAATACCAACAATCAATTAAGTTGGGTAGATGCAGTAGAAGCAAAACCTACAGTTGCGAATGTATCTCAAACTGTAGCACCTGCTACTAATGTTACATTCAATATTACAGGTACAGGTTTTATATCAATACCAATAGTAGAATTTATTAAATCAGACACAGGAGCTATTACAAGAGCTGGTGCTGTAGGATTTACAAGTGCAACATCATTATCAGTAACAGCTAATATAGCTACTGGTGCTTATTATGTAAGAGTAGAAAACAATGATGGTAATGCAGGAAGAAGTACTAATGCAATTATAACTGCAAGTACAGCTCCTACATGGTCAACAGCTTCAGGTTCATTAGGAAGTATTGCTGGTAATTTTTCAGGAGATGTTGTAACAGTAGCCGCTACTTCTGATTCAACAATAACTTATTCAGAAACTACATCTATACTTACTGCTTCAGGACAAGCTAATTGTTCACTTAATTCTTCAACAGGAGTTATAACAACAACAGATTTCGGTGGTAGTTCAATTACACCAACTACATATACTTTTACTTTAAGAGCAACTGATGTAGAAAACCAAACAGCAGATAGAGTATTTACACTAACAAGCACATTTGGTGCAACAGGCTCAGGAGGATTTAATTAATGGCTACAACTTTTTTAACAAAAACTTTATCAGGTTCACCAACAGATAATAATAAATGGACATTTTCTTGTTGGTTTAAAATATCAAAGTTGGCAAACACAAACACTCTTATTTATAGTAATGATGGTGGTACTACTTGGGTAACTGAAGTTGCTATATCTGACGCAGGTAAAATGGTTTTTCAAAATAAAGGTAGTGGTGGCACAACAATGAATCTTACTACAAATAGATTGTTTAGAGATGTTTCGGCTTGGTATCATGTTGTTGCTGTGTTTGATAGTTCAAATTCAACAGAAGCAGATAGACAAATTATATATATTAATGGAGTAAGAGAAACAAGTTTTGCAACAAATAATCCTGCAAGTCTTAATGAAGCATCAACTATTAATGATGGCTATGTTCTTAAAATAGGCAAAGGAAATACATCAGAATATCATAATGGTTTAATGTCTCATGTTAATTTTGTAGATGGTCAAGCATTAGCTCCAACAGTATTTGGAGAAACAGATTCTACAACTGGTGAATGGAAAATTAAAACATCTCCATCAGTTACATACGGAACTAATGGTTTCTTTATTTTAAAAGATGGTAATTCAGTAACAGACCAATCAGGTAATTCTAATAACTTTACAGTAGCTGCTGGTACACTTACAAATAATAAAGATAATCCTAGTAATAACTTTGCTACTGTAAATGCTTCAGCTCCCGCAACTGGTAATTTAACTTCTCTTAAATATGGCAATTTAGAACTTAAACAACAAAATAATCCTTATGCTTGGCCTGTAACACTATGTGGCCATACAGGTAAATGGTATTGGGAACAAAAAGTATCTGCATTAGGAACTACTGCTGTAGGTATTCTTAAGCAAGATAAGTTTCCACAAAAAGATTCTGTATGGTATCCTTTTGTTCAACCAACAGGTTATGCTTATAAAAATACTGGTAATAAAGGAAACAATAATAATGATTCTAGTTATGGTAATTCTTATACAAGTGGAGATATTTTATCTGTAGCTTTTGACCAAACTAATGGAACTATTTGGTTTGGAAAAAATGGAACTTGGCAAAATAATGCAACTGATACGCAGATAGCTGCTGGTACAACAACTTATGCAGCTTTTTCTAGTATGTCAACTAATGGAGAATTTTATGGTCCATTTATATATGCAGATGGTTCTACAGAAGTAGCTTCTAATTTTGGTAATGGATATTTTGGAATAACTGCTGTAGCTAGTGCAGGAACTAACGCAAGTGGTAATGGAGTATTTGAATATGATGTACCATCAGGTTATACTGCTTTATCAACAAAAGGATTAAATTTATAATGGCATACACAACAATTAATAAATCTACAGATTTTTTTACACCTAAACTTTACACAGGGAATGGTGGAACAACAACTGTAACTGGAATACCCTTTCAACCTGATATGACATGGATAAAAAACAGAAGTGCCGCAGGAGATAATGAAATTTATGATAAATTAAGAGGTGCTACATATAGAATATATCCTAATGCAACTGCTGCACAAGATGCTTTAGCACAAGGATTACAGGCTTGGACTTCTGATGGATTTAGAGTTGGAACTAATAGTGCAATTAATGGTAACAACAATAATATAGTAAGTTGGAATTGGAAAGCAAATGGATTAGGTTCATCAAATACAGATGGTTCTATAAATACTACTTACACTTCAGCAAATACAACATCAGGATTTTCAATAATTCAATATACTGGAAATGCAACAGCAGGTGCTACTATTGGACATGGTTTAGGAAAAGTTCCTAAAATGATAATTTTTAGAAGATATGCTCAAGCTGAAAATTGGGGAGTGTATTTTTCTTCTTTAGGTAATAATAAGAGTTTAAACCTTAATCTTACAGGTGCTGAAGCTACTGACGCAACTTTTTTAAATAGCACTACTCCTACTTCAAGTTTAATTACTTTAGGTACTTCTGTTTTAAGTAATGCTTCTAATCCTATGATTGCTTATGCTTTTGCAGAAATTCCAGGTTTTTCTAAAATGGGTGAATACACTGGTAATGGAAATGCTGACGGACCATTTATTCACACAGGATTTAAACCAGCTTGGATTTTAATAAAAAGATATAATGCTGGAGGAAGCTGGAGATTAGTAGACAATAAAAGAATAGGTTATAACAGAAATAATTATTATTTAACTCCAAACACTACTGGTGGTGAGGGTACTGGTTCAACATTGGCTATAGATATGTTTTCTAATGGATTTAAAGTGATAGGAACTGATATTGACCTTAATACAAGTGGTGGACAATACATTTACATGGCTTTCGCAGAAGCACCTTTAGTAGGAAGTAATAACGTACCAGCAACAGCAAGATAATTAATTATGGCTCAAACAAAAATAACATCAGGTGGAATATCAGATAACGCAGTCACAGTTGCAAAACTACCTAATAGTTCTATAACAAATGA